GTGCAACTTATTCAGCAGTTTATGCACAACAAGCTGCTTTTGGTGGTTCTTACGGATTTAGTGGTGTAAGCAGCCAATCAACTTCTGCTGTAAGAATAACTAGCATGAATAATGCTGGTGGCGGTCAAAATACTTCAATAGCTAATGTAATAGTTATAAGTTCATAAGGATAAATCATGGCAGGCACACTAACAATATCTACTTTATCTGACGGAACGAACAGCACTTCCACAACTAACCCTATTTTTGGTTCAGCTAAAGCGTGGATTTCTTTTAACGGTGGCAGTACGCCAACAGTAAATGGTTCGTACAATGTTTCAAGCATTACATCCTCGGCAACTGGACTTTTTGCTATAAATTTTACAAACGCTATGCCAAATGCAAATTATGCAATTGCAGGCGTAAGTAGCGCAGGAAATGCAGATACACAAAATTTTGCAATGCAATATAGTGAATCAACAGCATCAACTGCATCACAACTTAATGTGGTTGTTAAGGCCGCAGCCGCAGGCAATACATATAGAGCATATAACAGTATTGTTGTTTTTAGTTCATAAGGAGATTTAAATGACACAAGCAATTATTTTTACAAACGATAACGGTGGCGTATCTACCTGCATTCCTACGGGCGAAATTAGCATTGAAGCTGTATTAGCTAAAGATTGCCCAGCAGGTGCAATAATTGTGGAATCTTCTGCCCTTCCAGCCGCTAATGACTTTTATGACGCATGGGAACTTATTGACGGCAAGGTAGAAGTTAATTTTGCCAAAGCCGTTGAGATTACTAAAAAGCGTTTACGAGCAGAGCGTACACCACTTTTAGCCGCACAAGATGTAGCGTTTCAACGAGCCTTAGAAGAAAGTAAAGATACTGCTGCTATCGTTGCTGAAAAACAAAGATTGCGTGATATTACTAACATTACTGCTACAACTTTAGACGAATTACGGGCTTTGAAAGCAGGGGTGTAATATGCCATTAGTTCTCAACGGTACTACAGGCGTACAAGATAACTCAGGGGCTTTGGTTTCTGGCACTGCCGTAGCTTCTACAAGCGGAACAAGCATTGACTTTACTAGCATTCCTAGCTGGGTAAAGCGAATTACAATAATGTTTAGGGGAGTAAGCACAAACGGTTCAAGTTTTGTGCAAGTTCAAATTGGAAGCGGCTCAGTAACAACATCAGGATATTTGTGTAGCTCACAAAATTTTTATGTTGATAACGGATATCAAAATATATCAGCAACTAGCGGCTTTATTTTTGGTATTGGTACTGGGGCTTCAACCCAATCAGGTTTGCTTGTAATAACTTTATTGGGTTCAAATACCTATGTAGCAAGCGGATATACAACTGCCAATGGCGCAGGGGGGGCTTCTTGTAATGGTAACTCGCCAGCGTTGTCAGGTGTTTTGGATAGAGTACGCATAACCACAGTAAACGGCACAGATACTTTTGATGCTGGCTCAATTAACATTCTATACGAGTAAATCATGGATAGAATAGAAATTGATGTAATTACTGGTGAGCGTAAAGTGGTTGAATTGACTGCCGAAGAAGTGGCGAAAGCACAAACTCAATACGCAGAATGGCTTGCAGCACAACCAACTAAAGAAGAAAAAATTGCTAAACTGCAAGAACAAATTGACGCATTAAAGGTTTAATCATGGAAGATAAAGGGCCTATTGACTTAGTTCGTTACGGTGTCTTGTGGAACAAGATTGAGAACTACGAAAACAAATTTTCATCAATGGAAAAAAAGATTGATGACATGGAATCTGACCTTAAAAAGCTAGTGCTTATGGCTGAACGGTCAAAAGGCAGCCTTTGGGCCTTAATGGGGGTTGCTTCCGTATTTGGTGGCGCTATTTCAATTCTTACTGACTTTTTCTTTATTAAAAAATGAACGAACAAATTGAATCCGCAAAAGAAGTCGCTGGTAAATCCATCGGCAAACAGGGCCTTTTCTACATCACCTTTATTGTGGTGATTGGTGTAGGTGCTTCAATCGTGCTAGAAGAAGGCAAAATGGCTGCGGTCATGGGTTTGCTTGGTGCTTCCCTAACTGCGCTAATTTCCATGCTTAATGGCGTTGCTGGGGCTACTCCAAAGCAAGAAAAGCCTGAGTTTGAGATTATGAAGCAATTGATTGAGCGCCTAGACAAGATGGCTGACCGTGACCCAATGAGCGTAGCCGTAGACGGTGATAAGGTCTTGGTCCGCAAGGGTGAAAACGAAACCGCCATCGGGAGATAATATGCTTGGATTAGATGCCATTGTTGGGGTAGGAATGAAGCTGATTGACAAGCTAATTCCTGACCCCCAAGCTAAAGCACAAGCCCAGTTAGAGCTAGCCAAACTTGCCCAAGAAGGCAAACTAGCTGAAATACAGGCTGATACCGCAGAATCCCAAGAAGTAACCAAGCGGGCGCAAGCGGATATGGCAAGCGATAGCTGGCTTTCTAAGAACATTCGCCCAATGACCCTAATTTTTATTCTTGGTGGTTATTTTGTATTTGCCATGATGTCGGCTTTTGGCAACAACGCTAACGAGAAGTATGTAGAATTGCTAGGCCAATGGGGGATGCTGGTTATGTCGTTTTACTTTGGCGGCAGAACCCTTGAAAAGATTATGGATATGAAGGCCAAAAAAGATGCTTGAAGCCCAGTTATTAGCTTTAGGCATTGAAGGCAAGTGGCTTGAACCGTTGCAAGAAACCTTTGAAAAGTACCAAATAAACACCCCCAAGCGTCAAGCCTGTTTTATCGGTCAATGTATGCACGAATCAGGCGGTTTTAAATTCCTGCGTGAGAACCTAAACTATTCGGCTAAAGCGTTGATGGCTACATGGCCCAGCCGCTTCCCTGATATGGATATTGCTGAAAAATACGAACGGCAGCCTGAAAAAATAGCCAATAAAGTGTATTCGGGCCGTATGGGTAACACCGAAGATGGTGACGGTGCTAAGTTTATCGGGCGTGGACTCATTCAATTGACGGGCAAAGATAACTACAAAGCCTTTGGCGAGGCGATTGGTGAGGACTTGGTAGCTAACCCTCAACTCGTAGAACAGCCCCGCTATGCGGCCCTTTCTGCGGGCTGGTTTTGGAATAAACGGGGTCTAAACGCTTTGGCTGATGATATGGACATTACAACTCTGACCGTAAGAATCAATGGCGGCAAAATTGGAATTGATGACCGTATCGCTAAAATCAACAAAGCCCTAGACATACTGGCTTAAAAGATTTCCCTCAAATCTACAAATTTCCACATATGCGTGGGTACATCGTAGAAATACTCCTCGTTAGCTACTGCTTTGTTTGGTACTTCAATTAACGGGCATTCTTTGATTTTGCTGGCCCTAATCCAGTAAGCGTGGGTCAGGTTGCGGGTGACTACATACATGGTAGTTCGGGGGTTTGTGAACAACTTTTCTTTACGCTGCGCAATATGAATCGTTGCGTAAGGGCAGTAATCCATACCCCAATCCCGAACTTCAACTTCACCGAACCCGATTTCCTGCCCATTCTTGCTGAAAATTAGGTCTACTGCGTACTTATCAGGGTTCGGCACAGCATCAACATGGTGAACCGTTTTAAGCCAACCCGCTACTGCATTGCGGGCTGGGGGGTCGCACGCATCATGCAAGGCTTGATTAAATGCTTTGTATTTCATATAAAAATCATGACTACAACACCAAAAACAACCAGTGCAAAATAAATTCGTTTGGCTATGCGCTCTATGCGGGCAGCCCTGCTTGTTCCAAGCAAATAGCCTTGTAGCGCAATCATGTCATCGTCTTGTTCAATGCGTAACGGCTTTTGGTAATATTTGCCGATTTGAACTTTGCCCGTGTTATATGGTATGTTCATGCGTCATTCCTTCCTGCGTAGGCTTCTTGAACGCTTTCCTCAAACTTGGCCCAGCCGCCTAATCCGTGAATCATTTCTAATACGCTGGTTTCGGTATTTGCTATGCAAACATCCTCAATATCAACGCCCCCAATATAGCCTACATCGGGTTCATCTTCATCAACATACCCGTAAACATCAAGGTAGGTATCGCCACAATACAAAGAAACTACATAATTATTTAACTTAGCCATTTTTCTATTCCTTTTCTATATCACTCCCCAATGGAGTAAGGTAATTATATATTAAGATTACTTAACTTGTAAAGCGTTATTTTGCATAAAAACAACAGGGCAGTATTTGGCAGTTGCAAGCTGTTAGGTGGAAAGCCGCAAAAACCCTAACTTACTGCATCCTACTATGGCGGCTTAACGCCCTAAGAATAGAGTGGGTCAGCAGTCCCGTGAAGGAGCATAGATTTTGTCTACCTGCCGCCCGACTCAATTATATTCCGTTTTTAATCTGATAAACCCGCAATAAGTGTTGGAAACATTCCCAGCCATTTTGTAGCTTTTGCTCCTCAATCTCAATGAGTTTTACCTGATTAGTCGTGCCGTTCACAAAGACAATAGCGCACCTTGCAGTCGGAACGCCAAGGCCCTCACGGTAGGCCGCCAGTTGCATCTCATGCTCAAAGTAAACATCAACTTTATCTAGGTCGGTGTCTTTGGTCTTGAAATCTACAACAAAGCCGTTTTTAGCCATTAGGTCGCATTTACCGCCAAAGCCTAGCGGATGCCCGAAAGACTTCTCAGAAAGCCACAGCTGCTCTCCAAACGCATTTGCCAAGGCTTTATCAATCGCATCCAAATACGCTGGCTTTTCAGGCATATAGACTTGGTCAAAATACCCTTCAATAATTGCATGAATAGCAGTACCCCGTTCCGCAGCTTCACGGCCCGTAGCCTTGGAATCCTGCATTACCCGTGAAAGCCACTCACTTTCAGGTTCGTCAGGAAGTCTAGGCAGCGTTAAAGCGGCTAAGAGGACTTGTTGCTGTTTCCATGTATCAAGGCCTGCTTTTGATAGCATTCCGTTAATTGTCGTAACGCTTGGCAAAAGTCCAAGTTTTCTTGCATCCCGTAGCGTGGTCGCTCTTTCGCCAGTTTTGCCGATGGTTGTATAGGCTGGAGTTCCGTCTTTCGTATACCAGTGACCATTTTCTGTAACCTTTTCTTTAACTATCATATCGGCCTCAGAATGGAATATCGTCAGGCATTGGATTGTCATTTACAGCAGGCTTTGCAGCTTCACGCTGTTTCTGACCTCGCCATTCAGACGATTCCGCAATCTTTTCTTTGTAATACTTAGGCAGCGCATCGTATTCATCTTGCCTAAACTCTTGCAACCAAAACATTTTAATCGGGTTGATTCCTTCGGGCTGTGCGCTACGCAATGCGCTAGGAACTGGGCTAATGCCGCTAATGTTGGCGTACTTGCCATCTTCACTATGCGTGATATTAACCATGCAGAACTTACCCAGCAAGCCTTTAAGGTCAAAGTTTTTGCGGTCCTCGGCAGTCATTTTTTTACCTGACCATGCTTCTAAATCTTGGCGCAATCTAGCTTGGTCACCCAATGACACCGTATAGCGTTTAGAAACGATTAGCGGCTTGCCGTCATCGGTCTTGAGTGGTTCACCAGCATCGTCATCGCCATGCAATTCCCAAGTAAATACGACCTTGTGCATAATTTTGGTTTCGCCCTTCCATTCCGTAGCTTGGTGGCCCAAGTCAATAATGGAATACAAACGGGCAATGTGGTTGCCAGCAGGGGCAATCTTAAAATCTTTTTGGGTATCAGTAATAATCATTTTTTTATCCTTAAAATGGCAATTCGTTGTTGGTGCGAAATACAAAAATAGTATTGGTAGCTTTATCAACGATTGTTGAGCAAGCCCCGTTACCCCAGCGTTTGCTAGTCCAAGCGGCAATACTGCTACGCATAGATTCAATGTCGTAATCTTTGCATCGCACTTCTGCGGATTCATCGGCTTTTAAATGCTCAATCAATGGCACAAAAAAGTTAGTCAATGTACCCATTGGATACTTCAACGCCCTACGGCTCTTGCGCTCTACTACATTGAGGTTTCCGTGCTTAGTGCCGCTACTATCAACAATGGCAAATTGCACCTTACAAGCGTTAAGCATAGAAATTATCTTGGGCAATGAAGCCCGTTCAAGGTTATTCATTTGTTTGCTCCAAAAATTGTGCCGAAGTCATCAAATACAGCTTTGAGAACTTGGTTAGGTTTGTGTTTCACGGGAAAGCCACAGCAATGGCGTAGTAGGTCGATTTGACGCTCGGTAAGTAAAACTCCATCTTCGAGGTCTTTGAAAACTTCATCCAACTCAAATTCCATTTGGACTTGGTCGGCTAACTGCTGGTCATAATCACTCATTTTTTACTCTTTCTCACCCGACTGGGTAGTTATCACGGCACATACCGTACGACAATGTTAAGCCATCTTAAACAAAAAAGCAAGTTTTATTTGTAAATATGTTGTAAAAATGTTAAGATAACTAAAGTATGAATCCAACAGCAATCATTAAACTTCTTGGTGGCCCTACCCGAATATCAAAAATGGTAGGTACTTCCGTAGCTGCCGTATCCATGTGGCAAAAAAGCAACATTCCGCACGATAAATTGATTTTTTTAGCAGCTACCTTAGAAAAAGAATCACACGGCCTCGTTACCCGCAAATCGTTATTTCCAAATACCTACAAATTAATTTGGCCTGAATTGGAATAATGGTGCATAATTGAGGTATTGAGGACTAGAACACTCAGATTAGGGCATTAGAGGTGACTTTGTGGGTTTGGGAAATGAGATAAAGAGGCATTTTCCAAGCCGTTCTAGCATAAAGCCACCCCTAATGTCCTTTTTTATTGTCTATTCCCCAGTCGTACTTCTCACGATAGCAATGGGGTTAAATCGCCCGCTGGAAAGAAAAGATAGGCTCATTTACACCTGATGGCAAGCCTCGCTGACTTAAATGGGTACAGCACAAGTTATAGGAACAATGGTGAGACAAGCCCTATAACGATTGAACATTACCTTTGGGAGCATTAGTTCAAGTACAACTTCTTGAATGGATGAAGGCTTATCACCTTTGGGCTAGCTATGTAAAAAAACAACGCATCAGGGTTTTCCGCATAAAATAAAACTTTACAAAGTTAAGAAAACTTAACATAATAGCGTTACTCAATGTCGAGTGAAAAAGAAAAGGAATAGAAAATGGCTTACATCAATGCACAAGAAACAGCGCAAATCCGCAACGCTCTCAAAGCTGCTTTCCCAACAATCAAATTTTCAGTCCGCAAACAAGACAGCATGGCCCTTCATGTTGCTGTGCTTAAAGGCAACTTAGACCTAGTAGACGGTCAAATCAACCAGTATTACCTAGACGATACAAGCCATCCTGAGTTTTGGAAGCAGGTATTAGACATTATCAAAAACGGCTCTGACCGCAAATGGTTTGACGAATCAGACTCAATGACAGACTATTTCCACATTGCGTTTTACATCAATATGCGTGTAGGCGAGTGGAACAAACCTTATATCAACACAACCTTGAAAATGGCGGCCTAATCATGACAACCAAAAAAACCACAAAAACCACAAAACCAAAACCGCTGACTAAGGTTCAGGAACTAGAGCGCAAAGTTTGCATCTTGGAATCGGCTCTTTACCAAGCCTATAACGACCAAGACGAAGTATTCGGCTTGCTTTACCTAATCATCAAAGAAGCGGAAAGCACCGAACCAAACAAATACCAGCTACGCAAAGCGTTGCAGGCCCTTAGAACCCTGTTTATTGCAAACCAATGCAATATGATGGATTACGCTGGATTGGAGTATTAACATGAAAGATTTATTAGGCGCTGCTTTATTAGGTGCGATTATCGGTGCAATGTTTGCTTATGGCGTTCCTGCACACGCTCAAACCTATGTAATTACAAACCCACAGGGCCAAGTTACTGGCTATATCCAGCAAAACGGCAATACGGTCAATGTATTAACCCCGCAAGGCAATACCGTAGGCCAACCATTGACGGTTTACCCCAACCAAATCGTAACACCGTCAGGGGCAGCTATCGGAATTCCTAGGTATACCGTGCCTATGACGCCCCCAAGCCCGCCCAGCGTAAGAGTTATGCAATGATTGAAACGATAATGATTGTCTTTGCCATCGGGGTATTTGCGATATTCGCAACTCTGATGGTATTTGCTGGAATCTTATATTTTTGGGTGAACCATGACTGAAAAACGCTACTGCACCAGCTGTCAGGTGATGCGCCCAGCAGATTACGGCAAGATGATTAAAGCTGGCAAAATTAACCGTTGGAAATGCACCGCCTGCACTTTAAAGATTAACGAACCAAGGTACGCAAAGAAAAAATGACAACTTTCACTACTGAAGACCGAATCATTGCCGAAAAAGACGGTTCATTGACCGTTAATGTAAACGCTGGCGAAGTCACGCTTGTAAACAAAGACTTAACAGACGATGAAATCAGGGAAATATGTAGCAAATTTTTAGTGCCTAAAGACTGCAATATTTTTACTTTTGCTAGGGAAATATTGAGAAGGGCAGCCGAAAAATGAACTTTGCTGATTTTTATGCGCTTTATCCTCGCAAACAAGGCCGCAGGGCTGCCGAGAAGTCATGGGACAGGCTAACCCGTCAAGAGCAAGAAGATGCGTTCCTAGCCCTTCCTAACCATTTGGAATATTGGAAGTTAAAGCAGACTGAAAAAGACTTCATACCGCACCCAGCAACTTGGTTGAATCAGGGCCGCTGGGAAGATGAACTTGATATGGAAATCAAAAAAGCCAAAAAGCCTGAATTACCTTGGTATTCCAGCGAAGATTTAACGAAAGCCAAAGCCCAAGAAGTTGGCTGCCCTGCTTACGCTGGTGAAGGCTGGCAACAATGGCGGGCAAGAATTAGTCAAAAGATTAAGCAGTTAGATGAACAGCTATAAACAGCGCATTGAATATTTGGCCCAATCCTACATAGCAAGAGCAAGGCGTTACAACGATTGGAATAGGGTCAAAGAATTGATTGAACGCAACAAAGAAACAGAAGCCGATGTTAAAAAACGAATAAAGGAAATACTTGGAAAATGACTGAATACGACCCACACGAAGCAATCAACTACATATACACACACGCCCCGAAATATGCAGAGGCCAAAGGTCAATTGGCCCAGCTAGAGGCTTATAAATCAAGCCTGAAAGCCATTATGATGAAAAAGTCTAGTGAGCAAAGTTTAGGCGGGCAGGAGCGTGAAGCCTATTCAAGCCAAGAGTATCAAGACTTGTGCGTTGCAATAGGCAAAGCCACAGAAAACGCAGAAACACTCAAATGGCAAATAACTGCGGCTACAATGCGCTTTGATGCTTGGCGCACAGAACAAGCTAGCAACCGAAATTTAGAGAAAATGACACGATGATTAATCTAGCCGAAGAACTGTTAATACTTAAATCGCTGGTAAAAATGTACGAAATTGCACTTGCTAGCAATGACAAAGTGCTTACTATGCAGATTGCCGTTGATATTGCTGAATCGGCAGAAAAACTAGAACAACTCAGCGTGGATAATGCCAACACTTAAATGCCCACAAAAGCCGAAAAAGAAACCTACCGAAAAATTGCTGAACTGGGATGCTCATTATGTAGGTATCTCGGCACTGAGGGAACGCCAGCGGAACTCCATCACATTAGAAGAAGTGGCGTACGAAGCAGCTCTCCTGTTATCCCGCTCTGCCCCTATCACCATAGAGGCTCAAATACCAGTATTCACGGAATGGGTAGAAAACGCTTTGAAGCAGAGTATGCCGTTACAGAAGAACAATTACTCGAACAAACATTGGCGCTGATATGCTAGTCCTAAACTTACCCCTGCCGCCTAGCGTAAACAGCTACCGCACCATATTCCGTAACAGAATGGGCATTAGCAAGGCTGGCAAAGAGTTCAAAGCGCAGGTCAGCGATTATGTTGTGGAATACAAAGTGCCAAAGCTAGGTAAAGCTAGGCTTGAAATGAAGGTAGTTTTATACCCCCGTGACCGCAGGAAGCAAGATATTGACAACCGCATCAAGGCCCTATGGGATGCTTTAGGCGATGCTGGCGTATTTGAAGACGATGAACAAATTGATGTTTTGATTGTTGAACGGGGCGAAATAAAAAAAGGCGGTGGATGCTTGGTACTTATTGATATTCTTGATAAAATAGATGAAAATGCACCCATAAAATAAGGATTCATATGGAAAAGTCAATGGCGTTGTTTCTTGCAACCATGCTACATTCAGGCACAAACACCCATTTTTTCCATTGGGCCACTAAATCTTATGCCAAGCACAAGGCTTTAGGCGGCTTTTACGAGCGGATTATTGAATTAACCGATGAACTGGCTGAAGCCTATTTCGGTTGCTACGGTCAAATTACTGAGTTCCCCGCCACTTACCATATGCCTAAAGAGCCGCTGGCATACCTACAATCATTAAAAGCGTTTGTCAAAGATGCACGGGCAGACCTACCAATGGATTCCGAGATTGTGCAACTTATTGACAATATCGCCCAAGAGATTGACACAACCATTTATTTACTTAAATTTAAGGCCTAATCATGCCATTAGACAAATCAGGCAGCGCAGAAGCAATCGGCAAGAACATCAAAACCGAAATGAAGGCTGGCAAGCCAAAGAAACAGGCCGTAGCCATCGCCCTAAATACTGAGCGTGAATACTCAAAAGGTGACCGCAAAGCCAAACTAGAAGATGCTTACGCCAAATACATTGAGGAAAAGGCGTGAAAAACGGCCTTTACGCCAATATTCACCGTAAGCGGGCTAGGATAGAGGCTGGTTCAGGCGAAAAGATGCGCAAAGCAGGTAGCAAAGGTGCGCCAAGTGCCAGCGATTTCAAAGAAGCTGCCAAAACCCGCAAAGAAGTCATTACCGAAAAAATGAAGGATATGTGATGGCTGATTACGAGCGCAAAGACAGCAATTACAAAGCCAAACACGGCAAAGAGCCGCAAAAGCTGCATCCTACAATGACTGCTGGCAAACCTAGCAGCCTAAGAAAGTTACAGCAAGACCGTATGAACCGTAGGCAAATGATTGCCGACAAAGTAAAGGATATGTAATGTTTAAAAAAGAAAAGATTAAGCCTGAGAATTCATTGTTGCAGCCGCACAAAGAATCCACATTAGAAAAACAACAGCGTTTGCGTTTAGAGCGTAGAGCAGCTATTGCTAACAAACTGAAAGATTTAGACAAAGAAGTTAAATAGTAGTAAACTTAAGCATCATTAACTAACTACTTGGTTAAATATGCAAATAAAAGAAGTCGCTGTTGATAAACTAATCCCTTACGCAAAAAACAGCCGAACCCATAGTGACCAGCAGGTCGCACAAATTGCCGCCAGCATCAAAGAATTTGGCTTTCGCAACCCAATCCTTGTAGACGGCAACGGGGTAATAGCAGGGCATGGCAGACTACTTGCCGCTCAAAAACTGGGCCTAGCCAAAATCCCCACAATTGACTGCTCAGACATGACGGCCACTCAAAAGAAGGCCTATATCATCGCTGACAACAAGCTGGCTATGAACGCTGGATGGGACAACGACCTGTTAAAACTTGAAATCACCGACCTGCAAGACGAAAACTTTGATATAAACCTGCTCGGCTTTGATAATTCGGAACTTAACTTCACAGCCGAAATTGATTACGGAATCCTTGATGACGAGGATGTTAGTAAACAACTATCGGATATGGCAAATGGAGTGAGAAAAGCTATTCAGATTGAGTTTGAGCCTGAACATTACGATGAGGCGTTTGAACTGGTCAAATTTTGGCGTGACGAAAAAGCCTATGTAGGCATGATGCTGATGAATTACTTAAAGGCCGAGAAAGCCAAGCTATGATTCTCAAACAGGCCGAAGTCAAAGGCATTAAATACTTCTACCGTGAGGGCTTTTCTGACCAAAAGACCTTTGAAGAAGTGATTGGTAACGACACCTACCAAAAAAAAGGCTTCAAAATCCTGCCTGATGAGAGCTGGATGGACTGCGGTGGCAATGTAGGGGCGTTTACCCTGCTTGCTTGCTCAAAAGGCGCAAATGTCACGGTATACGAGCCTGACCCTTTTAATTGTGAAATGCTGGAAAAAAACCTAAAACTCAACGGTTTCAAGGCAACGATTAAGCAGGCCGCACTGGTTCACAACGACACCAAAGAGATAATCCTGTTTATTGGCAACAACAACAATGTATGGCGCAACTCCATCATTAAGAAGTGGAACAACAAAGGCATTAAAGTGCCGTGCCTAAACTTCAACGAAGAAGCCAAAAACTTTGATTCTTGTAAAATGGATATAGAAGGGGCTGAAATGCCCATCCTAGAGAATTACTCCCATATATTCAACAAGTTAGTATTTGAATGGAGTTTTGACATTGACCCTAGCCTACCTAGATTTTGGGCTATTGTTGAAAAGCTGCAAAAAGATTACAAGGTAGCCCCTGTTGGGAATACTGGTAAGTTCGTCAGCCGTGACTACGATACATGGCAAAAGTCATGGTTTCCTGCCTGCACTAATGTTTACTGCACAAAATGAAAATAGTTGAACTCGTAAAAATTGACCACAATGTAAAGATTGGCGATATATGCGGTGACATTGAGCCAACCGTTACTGAAGACACCCTGTTCATGGCTGATGGTGAAGCTGTAGGCTTTTACCTGAAAGAGATTACGGGCAAACTAAAGCAGCTTGCGGATGTAGCCAATGCTGAACTTTTAAGCGAAAGAGTTCCTAAAAGCGAAATGAGAAGGTCAAGCGGCCTACGGGATGCCCAGTTTGAGGTTAAGCAATTCAGCACTATTCTTGGAAGCTGCCCGCCAAAGCCTCACATGAAACGACCTTATCCTGCCATTTCAAGCGTTCATCAGGTAAAGACAGCACAAACCTTTATTAAGGCCATGTATATGCTGTGCAAAGAATCAGAAAAGCTAATCCAAGAGATTACCCCTGAGATATACGAACGCCAAAAGCGAATCATTGCTGAAAAAGTGCCGCCTAAATTCAGATTTGGTGATTTATTCACTTCCAGCATTAGCAACTTCAACATTCCTGCCCCATTCCATAGGGATGCAGGCAACCTTGAAGGCTGCGTTAATGTGATTATTGCAAAGAAGGTCAATGCAAAAGGTGGGAATACAACCGTTCCTGATTATGGTGCAACCGTAGATAGCAGGGATAACTCAATGCTTGTTTACCCAGCATGGCGTAATGTGCATGGCGTAACCCCTATCAGACCTACCGCAGAAGGTGGGTATCGGAACAGTTTAGTGTTCTACCCGTTAAAAGCATTTAACAATTATTGGGATTAAATCGGAGTTATTAAAATGGCTGAAAGAGGCAGACCCCCACACAAACCCACAAAAGAGAGCAGAGAACAGGTAAAAAGACTGTCTGCGCTGGGTTGCCCCCATGAGGATATTGCTACCCGTTTAAAGATTAGTGCCGATACGCTGGTTAAGTATTATCAGGATGAATTAGACGAAGGCCGCATTGATGCCAATTCAGCTATTGCTGGAACGCTGTTCAATCAGGCTAAAAAGGGTAATACCGCTGCTGCAATCTTTTGGCTAAAGACACGGGCAAGATGGAAAGAAACACAAGTAAACGAAGTCACGGGTGCTAACGGTACTGACCTAAGAATCTCATGGGCTGATGAGTAAGGATATAAAGCTCAAATACCGCCCTAGAGCCGTTTTTGAGGATTACCACACCCGTAAGCATCGCTGGGCAGTAATCGTGGCTCACAGGCGTTGTGGCAAGACTGTGGCCTGTATCAACGACCTAATCGTCAAAGCCCTGCTAGAAAACAAGCCACACGCCCAATACGCTTACATTGCCCCGTACTATTCACAGGCCAAAAGCGTGGCTTGGAGATACTTGGAACGCTTTTCAGAACCCGTTATGACCAAATCCAACCAATCAGAGTTATGGGTTGAACTGGTCAATGGCGCACGAATTCGTTTATTTGGTGCTGATAATCCTGACGCCCTGCGTGGAAACTTTCTAGATGGCGTGGTATTAGACGAAATGGCAGATATGAAACCATCGCTGTGGGGTGAAATTATCCGTCCATTATTGGCAGACCGCCTCGGCTGGGCCACATTCATTGGGACACCGAAAGGGCATAACGCTTTTTACGATATATATAACGAAGCCACTAAAAAACCTAATTGGTATGTAAAGGTGCTACGGGCTGACCAAACCAACCTTTTGCCGCAATCAGAATTAGACGATGCCAAAGCCTCAATGTCAGAAAACCAGTATGAGCAAGAGTTCCTATGCTCGTTTGAGGCCGCTATCCTTGGGGCTTACTATGGGCAGGAGATGCGCAGAATCACGGATTTAGAGCGCATTACAACGGTGGACTATGACCCAATGTTCCCTTGCCATACCGCTTGGGATTTGGGCTTTAACGATTCCACAAGCATATGGTGGTTTCAGGTTGTTTACGGTGAGATTAGGGTGCTAGACCATCACTCCAGCAACGGACAAGCCATACCGTTTTACACCATGCTTTTGAAACAAAAAGAGGATGAGTTTGGGTACAAATATGGCTACCATTACCTGCCGCATGACGCTAGAGCAAAAACACTAGCAAGCGGTGGAAAGAGCATAATTGAACAAATTTCTGCAAAAATTGACATAAAACACCTAAAAATTGTTCCAAATCTGTCATTACAAGACGGAATACAAGCATCACGACTTGCATTAACACGCTGTTGGTTTGATAATAGATGCGAAGAAGGAATTGAATGTTTGCGCCAATATCAAAGGGAGTGGGATGATGATAAAAAAGTATTTAGAGACCGCCCGAAACATGATTGGACGAGCCACTCTGCCGATGCTTTCCGCTATTTGTCAATTGTTTGGAAAGATGAAGAAAGCCCTATTCTCTCGGATACAAGGCCTAAAGGCCTGCATGTCGGGCAAACAGAAGTAACCCTTGATGAATTATGGAAACAAACCCCAAAAATAGTTAATCGCAGGATATAAACATGGAACACACATACGAAGATTGGTTCAACTGCATTGCTCAGTACGAGCGCACATTCAAAGAATGGGAAGGCCGAGCCGATAAAATCGTTAAGCGTTACCGTGACGAATCCCGCAGTAGGAATAACCCTAATGCTAAGTTTAATATCCTATGGAGCAATGTTCAAACCATTACCCCAGCGGTATTTGCTAGACTCCCAAGACCCGATGTAAGCCGTAGATTCCGTGACAACGACCCAATTGGGCGTGTTGCTTCTATGATGTTAGAGCGGGCGTTGGAGTACGAGATTGAGCATTATGGTGACTATGCCAGCGCAATGAAGCAAGCCGTTCAAGACCGCTTACTTGGTGGGCGTGGCACGGCATGGGTGCGTTACGAACCGCATATTACTGGCGAAATGGCTGGTGATGATATACCCGAAGATGGCCTGCAAGTTACCGAAGATACAGACGAAGCAGAAACCGAAGGCGGTATTTACCGTGAAAATCAAGAGCGTATTGAGTATGAGTGCGCTCCTGTTGATTATGTTTACTGGCGTGACTTTGGTATGACAACTGCCCGCACATGGGAAGAAGTCACTGCAGTATGGCGCAAAGTCTATATGGAACGCCCTGCCCTTGTTGAACGCTTTGGCGAGGAACTTGGCGGTAAGATTCCGCTTGATACAAAGCCCGATACTTCAAAATCATTTAACGAGAAAATGACCGAAGGTTCACGGGAAGCCTTGATTTATGAGATTTGGGACAAAACAAGCGGTCAAGTGATTTGGATTTCCAAGTCTATGGGCAAGATTCTTGATACCCGTGATGACCCGCTACAACTAGAAAACTTTTGGCCTTGCCCAAAACCAATGTTTTCAACGCTTACAACTGACAGCCTGATTCCTGTTCCTGATTTTGTGCTTTATCAAGACCAAGCAAGACAGCTAGACACGCTTGCAGACCGTATTGATGGATTCATTCACGCCCTTAAAGTTCGTGGCGTTTACGATGCCGCAGAGCCTTCACTCGGTCGTTTGTTTACCGAAGGCGAAAACAACGCTTTGCTACCAGTTAAAAACTACGGGGCATTTAGCGAAAAGGGTGGATTGCAAGGCGCAATTAACCTTGTAGACATTAAGCCAATCGCTGAAGGCTTGCAGATGGCTTATCAAGCTATGGACCAAGTCAAAGGCCAAATCTACGAGATTATGGGTATTGCCGATATTCAAAGGGGACAGACTGACCCTAACGAAACTCTTGGCGCACAGATTATCAAGTCAAACAATGCTTCAGGCCGCTTAAAAACTATGCAGCATGAAGTGGTGAACTTTGCTACCGCCCTGTTACAAATTAAGGCGCAGATTATTTGCCAGCATTTCACCGAAGACACCATCATCAAGATTAGCGGTGCAATGCAATTAAGCCCGCAAGACCAAGCACTTATCCCGCAAGCCCTTGCACTCCTGAAAGATGAACCCGCTAAAAACTTCCGTATTGAAGTAACTAGCGACTCCATGATTTATCAGGATGAGCAACAGGAAAAGCAAGACCGTGTTGAGTTCCTAACCGCAGTTAGTGGCTTTATGCAAACCGCATTACCAGTAGCGCAGGGCGTTCCCGAACTTACCCCATTGCTTATGGAAATGCTCAAGTTTGGTGTGACAGCGTTCAAAGCTGGTAAAGGCTTAGAAGGTTTGATTGACGAAACAGCCGACCAGTTTAGACAGCAAGCCGAACAAATGAAAGGCCAACCAAAGCCGCCATCACCTGAACAGCAGAAGATGGAAATGGATATGCAGCTTGAACAGGCTAAGATGCAAGCCGAACAGCAAAAAATGGTTATGCAGCAACAGATTGAACAAGCCAAGATTCAGGGTCAAATTGAACTTGAAAAGGCTAAACAAGAGTTCCAAGCGCAGGAAAATCAACTTAAATTCCAATTGGAAGACCAACGCAACCGTGAGCAAATGCAAATGGAAATGGAACTTGAGCAGGCCAAGATGGATACTTCCAATAACAAAGAATTGTTGCTGGCTTACCTTAACAACGCTGCTAAGATTGAAACAACCCGCATTTCATCAGGTTTAGATACTGGTGAAGCGGCTTATGCTGATAATGTGCAGATGGCTAACATTTTGCAAGACCAATTAGGATATTCAGACATGAAAAATCACCCATTACAACCTGCAATTGAGAATATGTATAACAGCAACCAGCAATTGACACAGTTGCTGGCTACATTGCTAGACAAACTTAGCCAACCTAAGACTGTTGTTCGTGGTCAAGACGGTAAAATTATTGGAGTTCAATAATGCCTATAACAGTCAAGCATTTAAAGGTTTCAACCGTACCCGATTCAGGCGATGACACCCTTGTAGAGCCGTCAGATTGGAATGCTGACCATACCCTTACGGGCCTTGGCACAATGGCAGAGCAAGATGCTAATGCCGTAGCAATCACAGGCGGTACGATTAGCGGTGTAACGCTGCCAGCATCCAACATTACTGGTACGCTTGGCGTTCCCAATGGCGGTACAGGCGCAACTACTTTGACGGGTTATGTCAAAGGTACTGGCACAACTGCCATGACTGCATCCGCAACCATCCCAAACACGGATATTACTGGGTTAGGCACGGCCTCAACGAAAGATGCAGGCGCAGCATTAGGCGTAGCAACTCTTGACGCTGGCGGTAAAGTACCAGCCTCACAAATCCCTTTACAGGGCGATTTAAATTATCAAGGTACATGGAATGCAACAACAAACAGCCCTACCCTCACAAGTGGAACAGGTACTAAAGGTTACTACTATGTCGTGGATGTCGCTGGAAGCACAAACCTTAACGGCATTACCGACTGGCAAATTGGCGATTGGGCAATCTTCAACGGCACAGTATGGCAAAAGGTCGATAACACCGATGCCGTAACTAGCGTAAACGGCTTAGTTGGCACGGTTGTTTTAACAACTACTAACATTGCCGAAGGTACAAACGAATACTTCACAACCGCTAAAGCAAGAGCATCGGTAAGCGCAGGTACAGGCATTAGCTATAACAGCACGACAGGCGTAATTACCAATTCAAGCCCATCTTTGGGTGGCGATGTAGTCGGCCCTGCATCCGCAACCGATAACGCCATTGCCCGCTTTGACACCACTACTGGCAAGCTAATCCAAAACAGCACTGTCACCCTTGATGACAACGGCAATGTAGCCAATTTAAATTCTGTAACTTTTGACACAACTCCTACTACCCCGCCTACCACAACAGGGTCAATGTATTGGGACGCAGGCAACAAAACCCCCAGCTTAATTCTTGATAACGATGTAGAACTGCAAGTAGGCCAAGAAAATGTAGTGTTGGTTTATAACAATTCTGCATCTATCATCACTAACGGAAGCGTTGTGGCGGTCAATGGCGCACAAGGCCAAAGACCTGCCGTAGTTTTAGCCGATGCCGATACAGAGCCTTTGTCTGCTGGTACTTTAGGCATTGCAACCGAAGATATAGCAGTAGGTGCAGAAGGCTTTGTAACCACTTTTGGCATGATTCGTGGTTTAAACACAAGCGCATTTACCGCTGGAAACCCTATTTACTTATCAACAACCGCAGGACAATTTACAGCTACACGCCCATCTGCACCTGCTCACACCGTATTTTTAGGGTGGGTAATCAAGGTAAACGCTAGTTCAGGCGAAGTGTTTGTAAACATTAGCAATGGCTGGGAACTTGACGAGTTGCATAATGTATTGATTACAAGCCCGACTGGTGGAAACCTGTTGGCTTATGACCAAACAAATGGCTATTGGAAAAACATTAACTTAACCGATGGCACAGCAATTAGCATTACGGAAACAATAGGCGGTGCAATTACCATAGCCAATACTGGCGTAACTCAAGCTACGGCTGGGACTGGTATCAGTGTATCGGCAGGAACAGGCAATGTAACCATCACCAACACCGCCCCTGACCAAACCGTAGCAATTACGGCAGGCACGGGCATTAGCGTGTCAGGCACTTACCCTAACTTTAGCGTAACCAATACTGCCCCATCAAGCGGTGGTACTGTTACTAGCGTTAGCGGTACAGCAGGCCGCATTACTTCAACTGGTGGCAATACGCCTGTAATTGACCTAGCAAGCGGTATCGCAACAGCAGGAACGACAGGCTCTAGCAGCCTTATTCCTGTAATAACCGTTGATACCTATGGGCGAGTGACTTCCGTAACCACAGCCGCAAACCCACAAGGCACGGTCACTAGCGTAGGCGGTACTGGCACGGTAAACGGCATTACTTTAACTGGAACTGTAACTTCTAGCGGAAACTTAACCCTTGGTGGTACTTTATCTAATGTAAGTTTAGCTACCCAAGTAACTGGTAATTTGCCTGTAACTAACCTAAATAGCGGCACTTCTGCTACATCTTCAACTTTTTGGCGTGGTGATGGCACATGGGCTGCACCAACTGCAACTGTAACTCCTGCTTCTGTTTCTGACCAAGCAAATACTTCTACTGGTTATTTTGATTTACCAGCAGGTACAACAGCACAAAGACCTGCAAGCCCAGCAACAGGAATGGTTCGTTACAACACAACAGAATCAAAATACGAAGCGTATAGCGGAACTGAATGGGTAGCAATATCTACAACACCGTACAGTTACTCTGCTAATTATTTAGTAGTTGCTGGTGGTGGCGCAGGTGGAACTTGCCCAAGAACAAACTTTGAAAGCGGTGGTGGTGGTGGTGCTGGTGGATATTTAGCTTCTACAACAACTTTAGTTACTGGTACTGCTTACACGGTAACCATTGGCGCTGGCGGTGCTGGCGTTTCATCCGATAGAGGTTCGTCAGGGAACAATTCAGTTTTAGGCAGTATTGCGACAGCAAATGCTGGCGGTGGCGGTAGTGGTGCTGCTAAAGCTCCATTTACAGGCGGTTCAGGTGGCGGTGGCGAAGGCTGGGGCAATATGACTGGGGCTGCTGGAACTTCAGGACAAGGTAATGCTGGCGGTAACGGAAGTGCCAACGGTGGAATCGCTGCAGGTGGTGGTGGTGGCGGTGCATCTGCTGTTGGTAGCAACGCTTCAGGACAAGTTGGCGGTAACGGTGGTAACGGTACAGCATCTTCTATATCAGGCTCATCTGTAACTTACGCAGGTGGTGGCGGTGGTGGCGGTGGAGCTAACGGAAGTGGTGCTGGTGGCTCTGGTGGTGCTGGTGGCGGTGGTGCAGGCCGTTCATTCCCAGCAAATACCAATGGCGAAAACGGAACTGCCAATACTGGTGGTGGTGGTGGTGGAACTAACGGAAATACTGGTGGTAACGGTGGTTCAGGCATAGTGATTATTAGCTACGCAGGTTCACAGCGTGGTACGGGTGGTACTGTAACTTCATCAGGCGGTAACACAATTCATACATTTACATCTTCAGGAACATATACAGCATGAGCCATTTTGCCAAAGTTTTAGACGGGAAAGTAATTCAAGTTATTGTTGCCGAACCTGAATTTTTTAATACTTTTGTAGATACTTCAGCAGGAACTTGGCTGCAAACTTCCTACAACACACATGGCAATAAACACCCCGAAAACAAGCCTTTGCGGGGAAATTATGCTGGGGTTGGGTTTACCTATGACCATCAAAATGATGTATTTTACGAACCACAACCTTTTCCAAGCTGGATTTTAAATAAAAATACATGGCTTTGGGAATCTCCAAGCCCATATCCTGATGATGGCAAATTGTATCGTTGGGATGAATCAAGTTTGTCTTGGAAAGAAGCGACTATTTAATGTTTTCAACTGCTTTTCAGGCTAATGCGTTTCAAAATAACGCTTTCCAAATTTATAACCCGCCCCCGCCTGATGGTCAAAAGGTAGGCGGTGATGATGCTACTTGGACGGAAGATGATTTAAAACGCTTACGCAAGTTATCCGCAAAGATAGCTGAAAGGCAGCGCAAATTAGACCAAGCCACAAAAGAAGCAAACGCATCACGAAAACAAGCATTCAAAGAAAAGATTGACCCTGTTGCTAAAGTTAAGCAACCTAAAGTACAATCCAATC